TAAATCATCACTGGCCTGCAATTCACGATATTTAAGCTGCAATTCAGCCAGTTCTTGGCCCTGCTTAGATTGCATTTGTGCGGCTTTTACTTGCATATCAGCTTGCATCTTAATTTGATCGCCCTGCATTTTCCCTTGCATCTTCATCTGGTCGCCCTGCATCTTAGCTTGAGCCTTGATCTGTTCAGCCTCAATAAGTGCCTGTGCCATTGGGTCGCCCTGCTGACCCTGTGCTGCTTGTGCGGCTTGCTCTGCCATTTGAGCCATTAACTGAGCCTCACTTTCTGGGTTCATAGGCGCGTAATAACGATCAGCGTCATTGAACCCACTTAATGCCAAAGTATCTGATAAAGTGTTACGCATTTGTGTCATTGAAACTAAGCCATTCTGAGGCCCGTAGGTCTGCCAAATTTGCTGCTGAGTTTGGAAAGTCTGCATCAGTGCTGCGGCCTTGGCATCTTCTTGCCCTGTGCCTAACCCGACATTAATTTCCATGTCCATTGAGCTATCCCAAATGGCAGGGTCAACAGGTACAAACTGTCCATTGAGGCGCATCATTTGCTCGTCTGGCGAGTTTTTAACGGCAACGTGTAGCATTAGTTGAAATAACCGCTTAGTGCCTTCTGCGAGGTTTCTAGCCATGACTTCAACTTGGCCTGCGCCAGCTTGTGCGGTCAATGCGGCTGCGGTGGCAGAGGTGTTCTGCAACATATCGGGGTTAAGGCCCATGCTCATTTTACTAATGCCTGTTTTCTCTTCAACCAGCATGTCAAGATATTGCAATGCTGGCAGTGTGGAACCTGCTACAAAAGGCACTGTTAATGGGTTAATCGACCCTATTTGCTCACTGCGAATGATTGCACCGATCTCGTTATTCAGCACATCGTCCATTTCCACCAAATCTTCATTGACCTCTAAACGTGGGGTGTTTACTAACGCTACGTTATCCAATATTCCACGCAGTACGCTAGTGGTTGTATCTTGATCGTTAATCACTAACTCAGCCAGTGAGCGACCATAAAAAGCGTGGGGTTCTGGGTCAACGTGGAAATCAGCAAACGGGGCTTTATCCCACGGCTCCATCTCAAGCACTTCGTAATCAGTGCCGCCACATAAGAACTTGTGCAAAGTGGGTATGCCGTCACCTTCTGCGTCAATGCGTAGATAAGCCTCTGTGACTAAAACTTGGCGCATTGATGGGTCATTGTCTACATCTTCATCGTCTGTAATAGACTCGCCAAAACGCTGTATTTTTTCAATATTACCAATCAATGAATCATTGTCTGAGCCGTTTAGGTTATCAACAACGTCTTGATCAATACCCATAGCCACTAAATCGCCTGCGCGTTTCTCGCTTCTGTGGCAGCAAATATACGCATCATCAATCGACTTAGCCGAACCATCAATGAAAAACTCTTCTGGGGGAATCCCCTCAATGACCATTTCGCCCTCTTCATACTTGTGCGTAATAACCATACTGTGAACATTGCGTTCAACATCTAAGCCGAACTCGTCCATTTCCATTTCTATTTCTTGTCGATGTTCTACAACTTCAACACCTTCTTTGTTGACCAATACCTGTACTTCTTGATCTGACAAGTTTTCATAAGTGTACGTTTTAGCGATTGTTTCTTGGTTCCACCAGACTTTCACAATGCCGACTTTCTTCACTAATGAATCATGGATTGCATTAGATAAGACGTTATAGCCACCTACTTTGTTAAACACCCAATGCGTGTAGGCTGTCGCTTGTTCTGCATTAGCCACATCTTCTGGGCCTTTGGGCGTAAATTCCACAAACTTATTATTGCTCATAAAGATACGCATTAGGCTAGGTTTAGCACCACGCACCACATCACGCACTTTAGTAGACACTACCCTAGAACGACCCTCTTCATGCTCTAAGTCAACATTTCCGTCAAAGTAGCTTTGAGCTCGTTCTCGTTGATCTGCTATGTCGCTGTCAACGTAATCAATGGCTGACTGAATAGCGGTTTTAATTGCACTTTGAATATCTTGTTGTGACATTTTAGGCATTACATTGCACCTTGTTGCGTTGTACTTTCTGGTTGTACTTCACTAAGCAAGCCTCTCATGCCAAACTCAGCAGCCTTGCCGCCTGTATAGCCGCCAGCACTTTGACTTCCAGTAGTAATCATATCAGCCAATTTTTTAACTCTATTTTGTAGTTGAGCCATTTTACCACTATCGGCCAGTGCCGACTTAACAAACTGTGGATCTTCACTTAAAAGAACTTCTGTTATCTGCCTGCGTTGGCTGTCAGTTAGTTTGGGAGCAAGGGCTTTAATAGCTTTCATACCCACACCAATACCAGCAGCTACGTTTCCATAAGACATAGCTAGTAATTCATCTGCACCAACACCCAATCCCTGCTGCTTAGTTGCTGCATCAGTTAATGCCGTACTTGGGCCTTCAATAATCTTTTCATAAGATAACTGGGTCTTACCTTGTAATGCTAATTTAACAAGTGCAGACTTTTGTTTATCTTCTGGGAATACGTTAGCAAATACTTTACCCTCACGTAATTCTGGGTTAGCCAGTTTAGCTAAGAAACGCTTAGAGCCATTAGTAGACATTTTGTTGTTAATGCTAGACATTATACCTTCACGAAACGCACTAATTTTAGCGGTATCACCAGAAGCCATTATTTGCTCTGCAAGAATTTCAAACGCTTCAACATCACCTGTAAATGCTTTCTTGCCACTATCAAAAGCATCCCTAGCATCAGCCATTCTTGACCAACCTGCGCGAGTATCTTTTAACTCTGGGCTAAATTCATCAATGTTGGTTCTTAGATTATCTTCTAGCACCATAAGTTCAGACTTCAATGTGCCTCGGCCTTCACGACCAGCAACTTGCGCCTGCTCATTTGCCATACGTCTAATTATTTCTACATCTTCTAACGTAGGAATACGAGACATTTCTAAAGCACCATTATCAGCAGTCTTAAACAATGGCACTAAGTTACGCACATTGTAAATTTTATTTAACTCAGTTAGTGCTTCTGGTACGCGCTGAACTACTTCTAAAGCCTGCCTAGTCAAATCAGTATTTACTTCACCAGCTTTAGAGAATACTTTATTGTAAGCATCACCTAATGCTTTTTTCCAATCAGTTTCCTTCATATTGGCGTATTTAAGTACGTTACCCTCTGTGCCGCCAGTTAGACCAATTTGAACATCTTCTTTAGCTGCTAATCTAGCTGCGGTTGCCCTTTCTGGAACAGCAGTTCTTATCATAGACTCTGGTGGCCCACCTTGAGACATATAAGACCTTACTGTGCTGTGCAGGCTTTGATTGTCTGACATTGTTTCGCCATTAGCTATTCTTTCAAAAAGTTCGTCACGCGACATTCCTGTCTGATCTGCTAGGCGGTTTAGTTCATTTTCAACAACTGTACCCATTCGACCTTTACCACGCTGGCGCACAAACTCTAAAAATTTATCTGCAACACCGCCCATAAACTTACCAGCGTATAATCCTCCTACACCACCGCCAGCACCAAGAGCAACCCCTAATGGGGCATCTTTTAGACTTGCAACACCTTCACGCTCACTTAAACCAACAGCAGCAGCACCGCCCTCTGCTGCGCCAAGTTGCAAAGCCCTTACTACTGGCCTAGCGGCATTAACAACTGATACTGGTGAAGAGACTCCCATTGTGGCAACAGTAGGTATCATTGCCCCTGCTGCCTCATAAGCCATAGCTTGATACGGGCTACGTTCTCTGTGCGCGTTTATTTTCCTACGCAATTCATCGCGTATTTCAATGTAACTTTCACTTTGGAATGGTGCGCGAGCTAGAGCTTCAATTTCATCACTAAAGCCTAATGACGCGCCCTGTGCTATTAATCTTGCAACCTGATCGTCTGGCTGAATCTCGTCTAATTGACCTAATAATTGCTCAAACTGCTCATCTGTTAATGCCATAAATATTCCCTAACTACGGTAGCTTAACGCCAGTTAATTGCTCAAATGCAGCTTTTTGCTTTGGAGTCATTATATCAATTTGTTTTTTAGACAAAACTAACCCACCAGTACCAGTAGCACCACTGCCAGCGTTTTGTGGAGAAGCGTAATTTACAATAGGATTTGCTCTAGGCTTTTCTGCGTTATATTTTTGTATGTAACTAGAGTAAGTTACATCACCTTTAGTTAGGATTTTAGATTGTGAAATTAGCCAATCACGCATCTTTGTTTGCGCTGCTATTTTTTCTAAAATATGTTTGTTTAATTCTTCACCTTGTAAACTTAAATCTAATCCAGTGCTTAACGCTAACTGTAGTTCCTTCTCGCTTAACGCGCCAAAAGTGGCACTATTAATAATGTCTATACCAAGCGAGTTGGCTGTATTTCTTAAAGATGTTGTTGCTGCACTAAACGATGGTACAAACCTTGCTAAAAATCCAGATGAGGCTCCATTCTTAACCGCTTCTCTGGCTGACTCTAACTTAACTAGTGATTCATCCATAGCACTAGCACGATCAAAAGCAGCAAAACCTTTCTTCTGGGCCATTGCTATGTCTGCAAGCCTAGTAGTAGCTGCATTCTCAATTTCAAGTGTTTGTGTTGGGGTTTGCCCTATAGCACCAGCAACGTCTATCCTAGTAGAAGTCCCATCATTTGGATTTGACATAATAGTATACTGTTGGCCCGTTTTTGGGTCAGTCTGTACACCAGTAAACTTCAACATATCACTCTTGCCATACTTAGACTTTACAAACTCACCTGTAATGGTTTTAAGTAATTCTGGATTAGTTCTAGCCACAGCCAATACTTCATCTGGCACACCGCCAGCCTTTAACTGCATTAAAGTAGCGTTAGATTGGCTTGAAAGAAGTTTTGTAGCTTCTTCCTTTTCACGCCTAGCCGCTAAAGACGCCTGCTGACCTTCAATGCCAGCCATAATACTAGCTGTGTTGGGATTGCCACTCATGCCTGCAAAACCAGAAGCCAAGCCCAAAGCTAATGCGCTTCTGTCATTGTTTGACATACTGGGTGAAGGCCCACCTTTAATATTGTCTAATAAGCCCATCTTAACCTCCAAATCCGAACATACTTCCTATTTTGGCAGGGTTAGAAGCGTATGCTTTTGCACCTAACGTCAGATAATCAAACAATCCTGCGTCATAAGTCTCTGTCTGCTGCTGTTGTGCTGGTGCGCCACCGACTGCCTGCAACAAATACTGCAATGACTGTGCTGGTGCGCCAGTGTAGCCAGCGTATTGATTCTTGCCTGCGTTAATAAGCTGTTGATTCAATGCTTGCTGCATTGCGCCTTGTTGATCCATACGATTTTGAATAGTCTGACCCATGCCAAAGCCTAGATTAGCCAAACTGCCCAACTGTTGGCCTGCATTTAAACGCTGTTGTGCGCCCGATAAGCCTGCCTGCTGGTTTTGCATTTGCGCTTGGCGTTCCATTGTCTGTGCGTTCTGGTAGCCTGTCTGCCGCAATCCTGACGCTGTACGGGCTGCTTGATCTGCAAAGGCCCGATTGGTTTCTGCTTCTGCAATGCCCTGTCGTGAACCACCAAATGCGTTAGCTGCGCTTGCTTGTGCGCCACCTACGTTCTGAGCCATAAGACGGCTTCGTTCTAAATCAGCAAGAGATTGGTTCACAACCTGTGTCTCATACGGATTAGTGTACTGCTGCAAACTATCTTGCGTTGGCGCAGTAATTGCCATAGGCCGATAATTCATGCCTTGTGATGCACCCATTCCTGCCTGTTGTATGCCGCCTGCTGCTGCTTGATTGACGTTAAAACCGCCTGTTGGTGAGCCTGCCATAATGTTGTTCCTTATATCTTAAATATTAGTAGTGCTTAACGACCAGCTTCACCCGTACTCATGCCTTGGTAGCCGCCCACACCACTTGAACTGCGAACATTACCGCCCGTTCCTCCAGCAGCATTATTGCCCTTGTTTGGGTTGCCGCCACCGCCTCGGTTAACTGTGCTTTGAGTGATTACTGCTGGCGCACGATAAGGCGTTGTTACTGCGCTTAGTCTAAGATCTTCTAGCAAGCTGGCTTGTCGTTCCATTTCTTGATTATAGTCTGCCTCTGCCTGCATAGCGGCTTGCACCTTTGCTGCGGATTGCACGCGATCTGCTTCCATTCTGGCTGCGTAACGAGCATTTGCTTCATTCATTTGACTGACTGACTCGGCCTGAGACATTGATGGGTCGCCAGCACCAGACATATCAAACAATGAGCCTTGCACAAAATCCACTGCTCTTAATGGGCCACCCAATAACCCGTTAACAATCCTTTCGCCCATTGGCACATCTCTGCGACCACCTTCACCAAAACTCATATCTCGGTAATCAACAACACCATCACCGCTAATATCTTCCGTTGGCATTGAGTATTTGTAAGGGTTATACGCTCGGTTAACACCAAATATTTCAGCATCACTTGTTTGATCTTGTGGGAATTGGAATGGAGTTTCACCACCGCCACCGCCACCACCAGAAATCATCTGCCCAGTTTGCATAGGTGTAGCACCATATCCGCTTCTTGGTGCTGACCCTGTGAATGGGTCGATGAACATATCACTCATGGCGCGATATTGGGCTGGCGCATTAGCAAACAGGTTATCCAATGACTGCTCATACAAAGGCGCACTAGAATAGCCCTGTAAGCCGCCTGCAAAGGTTTCTGCTTGTGGCATACCAGCCATAGCATTAAAGCCTTGTGGGGCCAATCCAAAGGCACTAGCAGCGTTACCCGTAGATTGCATAGACTGTTGCTGCATAGGTGAGAAAGCTGCTACATCAGGCCCGTAATAAGGCACATAGCCAATTTGAGATACGTCACGCGCTTTGTTGATGTTTTCAATCGCTGCATTTTCCAACCATGCTGGAATTTCTGTGCTGCCTGATGTTGTGCCGCCTTTTGACATACCTAAAACCTCTTTTCTAATAGCACTAATTGGGATTTCCAACCAATGTCTGCCAATGCTTTTGACCAGCCTTTGCGACCGCTCATTGTCAAACTTTCACACTCTTGGGCCTTTGCCCAACTGATTAAATCTGGCTGCATACCCTTAATTTCTTCTAAATTACCACCGCCTAAAAAAACGTGTAAAACCTTCTTTTGAGGGAACCGCGTAATCTCTGTAACTAGACAAGAATTAGCCGCAGGCCATAGCTGTGATTTGCCCTCAATTATACCATTTTTAACATCTTCAAAAGTGTGTGTGCCGCCCGAATATTCAAGCGCATCCTCTATCCATTTTCTGCATCTGTCTAACTCGTTCATCCGACAATCCAAGCTGTGGCGTTACGGAATACGGGTATAACAACTGCACCGCCACCTGAGACTGCTGCGCCAAAGCTAGGTGATGCTGCGTCAGTCACATAAGCCCGTTGACCAACCACACCCGTAGGCAATGCCGCCACTGTATAACCACGCGCAATCTGTACAGGCACATAAGCACCATCGACTGAAACAACAGGGTATTCTCCTGTCTGGTTCCAGAGCAATACACCATCCTCTGCGGCTGATTCGCTTGCGCCTTTATGACGTAATGCACTACGAGTTAATGCCAGCCATGCAGAAGTACGCTGCGCCCATTGCAGCCAGTTTAAATTAATCAGTCTGGGTGGTTGGTCTAATATGCTCAACGTCTGCCCCCTTGCCTAACTTCCAATCTATTAATGCCAACGCGCCAATCATCAGCATTAACCCCTTCAACGCGTATCCTGACTTGTCTGCCAGTAAAACGTAGACTAACGGGGTTTGCCATATTAAACGGGCCATATGACCTTTCCACATCGTTGGGATAAAATCGAGTTTTGAACGTAGCGTCAACGTCCCCTTGCGTCTTTTCATCAGGTATCATCTGGGTGACTGCCATTACATTATCGCCATTACCAATAGATATTGGGCCTGATTCTGCAAACGGCTCACCACCATCGTAGTTAAATCCAATCTCATGCTCGTACAATTTCTTGTCGGTTGCAGAGGCAATAATAGGTTGGCGATATACGCCTGCGTCCACACCAGAAGTTCTAGCTAAAACGCCTATGGCCCAAGTGTTATCGTTGTAGTTAAACACGACATAGCGGTTATTCTCATTAGAGTTGCCCGATGGGTAGAACCACCAAATCTCACCAAAGTTTGCGTTAGATACGGCTGCAACCTTACTGATCTGGCTGTGGTTAATGTCTGAGAATACATAGTCTGCAACCTCGCAATTAACCTCGCTAACTGCACCACCACTGTAAGTGTAGAATGAACGGCTACCCATCCAAACTGCGCCCTTGTCTACTGTAGCAACAGCTTGACTAGATACAATTCCGCAAGATGTGCCAATACGCTCAATACCGAAAACGTAAGGTGGGCCACTGTAAGTCGCCACATGAGCATCAGTGTCAGTTAGAATCAATGCTTGGTTTTGCACTCGCACACCGCACTGAATACGGCCTGTTGTTTGTAGTTCTAAACTGCCAGCTTCATTAGTCGCGGCTGGTGTCCATACTGTATTATTTTCCCTGTCAGACCATTGCACCAAGCGAGGGTTGCCGCCTGCACCAAGACACATTAAGAACCTTTCTTCTGTCACTAGGATTGCACGATTGTTAACAGGGGCATTAGCTACCACAGCCGCTTTTGTTGAAGGGCTTAATTGCCACTCATACACCTTGCCGTCTGAACTTGAACAGCCCACTAAAAACTGCCCGAATGAATCCATCGACCATGTGGTTGCTGGCGTAATCGTGACCGCTTCTTGTCGCGCTGTGCCGTAATACTCTCGACCATAAAAGGCCGAACCAAATCCCACAGGGTTAAGCGCGTTCTCACTGCCAGCAGTTAGGCCAACTGGTGTAATGTCATACTGAACGCCTGCGCCACTGTAAGCATATAATTTATTATAACTACCAGCCGCAATCCAACGATCTGAGTTATTCGCAATCCAAGACTTCATGCCACGCACTTGCCCTGCACTAGCCGTATCGCTGCGAGTACGCCAGCCACCGATGGGGCGCAATGTATTATCAAACCAGCGCACAAGATTAGAGTCACGCCACCGCCCTTGGCTTTGCAAGTCAGTGCCGTTTCGATAAACGCCTGCTGGTAAATCTAGCGGTATTAATGCCATAAATTACTTCTTTGTTTTCTTTTTGGCTTTAGCTGCGGCTTTCTTGCCTGCTGCGGTATATGGGTATTTCTTACCTTTGACTACTGGCATAACACTTCTCCTACCATTTTGTCTTTGCTGACCAAAAGGCCGCGCTAGTCTTGCCCTTGGCTATGTTTTTAGCGTGACGCGCTCGAAAGGCATCATTCCTAGCAGTTCCCTTGGGGCTACCTGTTGCACCTTCCTGACCGAAACGAATCATGCGGTCTTTACCATTATCTTGAATTAGAACAACATGAGACTTACCGCCTTTAGCTGACGCTTTAGGCTTGTTGTAGCCTGCAAACTTCTCACCGCGATAATCAATAGCCATGTTGGTTCCTTTAAGCAGCAGCAGCCGTAATAGCAGTCATATCTTCATCAGTCCAATAATCTTTAGCAATCATAATAACAAGATGTTCCTTGTTACGTGCCACACAGTCTGCCCAATCTTCATCGGACATACCTTCTGGCTGACTGCCATTGATTAATGCTACGGAATCACCACAAGCTGCGTAGTGTGCTGCGATTTGTTCTGCTGTTAATTCATCCATCTTTTTATGCCTCTAGTGCTGTTAAACGTGCTTCAAGTGCTGCGTTTTGGGTTGATAATTCTTGGATTGCTTTGACCATTGACCAAAATATTGGGTCAGTCTGTACTTGCTTTTGCCCACTATCACTTTCTGTCACTGCCTCTGGTAATACTGCTTCTATTTCCTGCGCTATAACTCCAACTTGTAATCCTGTAGCATCACACCCCGTTAATCCTTCAACAGTTATTTCTTCTTCTGTCCTGTAATTAAAGTTACGAACTTGAAGGGCATCAATCTTTGCTAAACCATTTGGACTATCAACAATGTTTTTCTTAATTCTTTCATCAGAGGTTTGTGTCCATGTGGTTGCGTTGTTACCTTGCCTACAAGCACCTGCAGAATCCCCAAAAATCCAAGTCGCAGCGTTAGAGGGGCCAGTGTTATTTCGTGCTATAAATAACAAATCGCTAGAACTTGTTCCGTCATGCCCTGCATTGTATCCAATACAAACGTTATTGCTACCTGTTGTTCGTGTGCCACCAGCGTTATAACCTATAAACGTATTCTCAATACCTGTTGTAAGATTAGCGCCAGTATAAGCGCCACTACCAGTGTTTTTCTGACCCGTAGTATTATTTAATAGAGATACATAGCCTGATGCAGAATTAAACTGGCCTGTGGTGTTAGTACCTAATGTTGCTCTACCTGTAGCAGTGTTAAATGAGCCTGTAGTGTTAGCGTCTAAAGCATCATGACCAAAAGCAGAGTTGTATGCGCCTTCAGTGTTAACCTTTAAAGCTCTATAACCCATAGCAGTGTTATTACTTGCCGTAGTGTTACGAGCCAAAGCCTCATATCCAAAACCAGCATTGAAAGAACCTGTGGTGTTATCACCTAGAGAATCGTACCCAGAAGCAGTGTTGTCACCACCTGTAGTGTTAGACGCTAAAGAATAGTAACCAGAAGCAACATTGTTAGCACCTGTGGTGTTGTATTGCAGGGCATACATACCTGTAGCAGAATTGTAACCACCTGTAGTGTTTCTCACTAAAGCACTATAACCAATAGCAGTATTGCGTTCACCTGTAGTGTTAGCACCTAAAGCATCTCCACCAACCGCAGTGTTGTAACCTGCTGTGGTATTTGCGTCTAACGCCCTCATACCTACCGCAGTGTTAGCTGTTCCTGTAGTGTTAGCTTGTAAAGCATTTCTACCTACAGCAACTAATTCACCACCTGTTGTATTGGCTGCTCCAGCATTACTTCCTACTGCTGTATTAAAATTTGCTGTAGTTTGGGCATCTAAAGCAGCAGAACCAATAGCTGTGTTTCCAGTTCCAGTTCCAGTATCTAATGCTTTATAACCAACTGCTGTATTGTTATCCCCCGTAGTAATAGCAGTACCAGCTTCATCACCAACGACAGTATTATAGTTACCACCAGACACAATGCTATTACCAGCGTTAACACCTGCAACAAAGTTACTTGTACCTGCTGTGACTGCGCTGATACCTGCTGTGGCTAGATTGCCTGTCATAGTGCCGCCAGAACGGGCTAATGCAGCGTTGGCAGTCGTTGTGTTAGTAGCACTACGATCATCAGACACCTTCATCTGAGTATCAATAAGATTTAAGTTGGTGTTGATTTTCGTACCCCAAGTATCCTCGGAAGCACCAACTTCTGGTTTAGTTAGGCCGTAGTTGGGTGTGGTTGTATCTGCCATTTTACTTTCCTATTTGTTAATCTTTTACAAGGTTGTCCAAGTTGCGCTATCTGTTGGCTTGGTAGCCCATGTTGCTACATCAATCGGCAATGGCTCGTATTTATATCGACCCGTTGCTGTCATGCCTGATGCCGCTTGTATAACTGCTGCACCGCCCATCTTGGCAGTACCATTTGCCGTTAAGCCCGACACAGCGTTAATAACTGCGCTTGCAGACACCGCAAATACGCCTGTAGCCGTTACAGTGCTTACCGCCTCAATAGACGCTTGCCCTTGTCCTATGTCCTGTCCAGTAGCCGTAACAGTGCTTACAGCCTCTATTACTGCGCTGGCGTGACCAAACTTTTGACCATTAGCCGTAACGCTTGATACTGCATCAATCTCAGCACTAGCTTGAAAAACCTGTTGAGCCGTAGCCGTAACCGATGAAGCCGCATTGATAACAGCAGCCGCATCTACATAAGCAGCCTGACCATAAATGTTAATGCCGTAATTGGCGGCTCCATAACCATTCATTCTAGGTTAGGGTTATGTCAAATTCGCCAGCTTGGAACCGAAATACGTCACCACTGCCAATGGGCTTACTAGCCGTCAACGCTGTCTCAGCAAGCATATTGCCGCCTGTTGCTGCATCTAATACTGCGGTATGCGTAATGGTTCCCCACACACCCGTAGCCGTTGGAAACTCAACTGCGCTAGTATTGTCGATAGCACCCGATACAGACGCATCAAAAGCCATAGCCTTGCGTGTGTAGCCATTGCCCGATACTTCTGTGCCTGTACCGCCTGCGCCTGTGGCTGATGTGTACAAACCGATGTAAACAGTAGATGGTGGTGTGTATGCCGCATTTCGGAATACATGATCTAATACTTCGTTTTCTAAGAAAGTCGTAAATGACATTAATAAGCACCTATTTTCAAGCGTAGGCCAGAGCCACTCGCGGTTGATCGACTGCTTGCGGTATTAACTCTAGCCACAGCAGCAGAATAAAGAGCAGCCCATGTTGAGGCTCTTTCATCTTCTTTTAAGTAAGGTGCGCTATGCAGCAAAGCACCATACAAATAAATATCGGGGTGATGGGTTAACAACCAGTTAGTGGTTGCTGAATCAGAAAGTGTGGGTATCTTGGCGTAATACATCAGTATCGCGCTGTACGAACCATCAGGCGTTGGAAATACCTCAAATTGTGACGAGTTAAGGCTGTAGTTGGTTGGTGTACCTGTGGAGTTGTTACGCGCTGCTCGGCTTGCTTGCATAGTAGCCAGCGACATAAAATCTAAACTGCTTGTGCCTGTCGTAACCAAGTGAAATCTTATAGTCGATAACCAATCGGTGGGGATGCCTGTAAACTGGCTGTCAATGGTTGTTTCAGCGCGTGTCTCCATGCGCCAGTGTCTAATCTCATTATTGATTGACGATTCAGCCAACGAAATGAAATCAGGAATAGTAGCCGTTAGATCATCACGATTTAAGAAATTAGCGATTGATGTTTTTAACTCTGCGTAAGTTGAGATAGCCATTAAATTAATTCCAATAATGATGCAGGGTTACTTATCTTTGTGTTTTTTGACTGCCCTATGTCGTAAAGCCCACTTAAAAGCCCTTTAATCATTTCGGGCGTTGCAAACTCACGTTCACCTGTTTGCTCATTAACTCTAAATGGCAATATGTCTGCTCTGTCCCACCCTGTATCGTCTGAGAAATTGCTTTCAAATGCTTGCTTGTTTTGTAGGTATTGCCTTTCTGCATTAGTCAGGTAAGCGTCTGTATTACCCTGCATATAAGATGATAGGTTAGATGGTTGGCCTGTTACGTTAGCCATTAAGCCTGCGCCTGTTGTTGCTACTGGGTTAGAGGATTTAATTGATGGTGATCTATACATACTATTGGAGATTGTATAGTCTTTATTTTTGCCTTTGTTCTGAACAAACCCAAAGCGTTTGTAAAACTCTGTTAGTCGCCTCTTAGAAGTGCCACCAAAATCTGTCGATGGTGATAATGAAACAGTCTGCCCAGTTTTATCAGCATATTCGGCTAAATCATTCATTATTGAAGTGCCTACGCCCTTTGACTTCTCAGGAACAACAATACGAGATAACTCTAAACCACCCTTCTTTTTGTTTTCAAATACGTCTAGCTTTACGCCCTGTTTATTAGCAGCCTTAATAATGTTATCTAATGATTTACCAACCACCCCTGCATCAGCATCTTCACTACCCGTCACAGCTAGTAAACCGCCTGCGCCTGCTGCTGCCGTAGCTACTGGGTTTGATGCTAGTAGGTTAGATGATGAAATCTTGGCAGGGTCAAATGCTGCGTCTGGGGAGCGAATGTTTTTAGTTTCAAAAGCAAGTGCTATATCATCAACACCTGAACCGCCAAACCATCCAGAGTCTTGCATATTCTTAAATATAACACCTTCATACCCATCTAGTTTAGCCTCTTTAGCTATACTATCTTGTATGTTCGCATCCCATGAGCTACCGCCCATATCAACTTCTTTAAAGTTAGAAGTATTTAAGTTGACTGAGAAGTTTGAACCTTCTTTAACTTCACTTATCCACTCGGAAGGTCTATATTGCCTGTTAGAGGTGTAAGTTGCAGGGTTTAGCTTCCTATTAGTTGCTGAGTAGTCCCACCCTGAATCTTTCATGTAATCAGGTAATTTTTCAACATTCTTAGGGCTTCTTAAAGGCTGTATTTCTTTATCACTTAACCCCCAGAAACTTAACTCGTCCATTGAGTTTGATTTCTGCTTCTGTGCATCATCAATACTCAGTCCATATTCAGACTCAAATTTCTTTTTATTTATTACCTCGCTTGTTGGCCTATAAGCGTCTGCTGTACTTCTGTTCTTAGCAAAATAAAAACCATGCCTAGTGTCTTTAGCACCAGACGATGATCCTAGCAAAGAGCTATCAAATTCCTTAAACGGAAGTCCTGTTTTCGGGTCTGCATCTACTGAAGTTCCATGATACCACTTTGTATCAGTATCAAAGCCCTGCTCTTTAGCCCTAGCCATTCTTGCAGGCGTAGACATATCCATAAGGCCACGAACAGCCTTAACACCTAAACCTATTGGGGTGCTTAATAAACCCATTACGAGTAATAACCTTTCTTAGCTGGCTTTTTAGCTGGCTTTTTCACAGCTTTCTTTTTAGGCTTTTTGGTAATCATGTACGCACCCGTAAAATTGTTAGTGCATTATACCATATTTTGCAATTAAATTAACATTATTAGGCCAGACCTTTTACGTTGCGCTTTAATGCTCCACGATTCTTTTTCTTAGAACGGCCCAAATCCCCTGCTGCAAAGGCTTGTGCCATTTGTCGTAATGCGTCTGCGGCTTCACTGTGGCCCTCAGACTTATCGGGTATATGCGACCAGCGTTGCTCACTGTTTGACCACTTGCGTCTGTATGACTTTAGATGATCTAAGCCCTTTGCACACTTTTCTTCATCAATCCAAATGTAAGGCCACATATCACTGGTTTGCTGTATACCCCATAAAGTGTCTTGAATCCTTGGCACTATGCGCCAGCTTGCGCTTGGCATTAATTGCTTGAGCATATCCTTTGGGCTTTTATTCTTTAGTTCGCCTTGACGCTTATGATCAGCATCGTGTGGCAAATACATATCACTAAATACTAAGTCCAAACTTTGTAACCATTTAACCGCATGACTATATGGTTCATTCCATGCCTCGTAAAACTGGATACACCTAAACTCTAATCCGACTTGTTGCACTACCCATATTGCACAACCATCTGACGCCCCAATGTCCCAAAAAGTTAAACAAGGGTGTGAAGCAACAACAGGTAAACTGCCTATGTGACCATCAGCATTAGCTTTGTTAATTTCTCGCAGCCAGAAAGCCCCTTCTGGGAACTCTAAAAAGTCACCCTCCCACACATGACCATAAGTGTCTGGGCGTTGCTCTAAATCCTCTAGGCGTTGCTCAGTTAGCACTTTCGGCATCCAAGGGTTATCTGCCCAATTTATGGCGGTAATTTTGCAGGAATCAGGCGTGGTTAATCTAAATCGTTTGTGTGTGGCTGAATCCTTTGATTGTGGGTTCCATATTACCCAACACTCACTATTCTCTTCACGAATAGACGGCATTAGCTTCATATAAGCCTCTTCACTTACTGTCTCGGCTTCATCAATAAACGCTAACAAGATTCTGGCTTTTGACTTAATGCTGTCGATGTTGCGTGTTAAGCCTGCAAATGAGTAACTGATACGCCCGTCTTTGCTTCGTATGTAATGATCGCCACAATCATAATAATTATTGAGAAACGGCACTGCTTGAATAGCGTTCTTGATTTCAGCAAATGATGATTCACTGAGGCTGTTCATGTACTGGCGCAAGCAAAGTATCTGACCTGATCGACCACTCATGCCAAATTTAAAGCCCCACACCGCAGTCATTAATGCAAAAGCGCGGCTCTTGGCTCCACCCCTTCCACCATAGGCTGCGCGTATTCTCGCCTCCCCTTGGAATATTGGAACTAATTTAGGTGGCAGTTCAATGTCAATTTCTGACATTTAAAGATCACCAAATTCTTTAGCCACTAGGTTAATCGTTGTTGGTGGCGTCATAGACCCATCACTGGAAGTCTGGTCAACCTTGTCAGTGTAATTGTGCTTTGTTAAAACCAGCTTGGTTATAGCGGCATTAAAGTCGCCTGTAAGCCCTTTATCGCTTAGTTCTATAAATTGTAATTGCATAATTCGGTCTAACATATCCGAAAACTCTTCCTTGCCTTCCTCTTTCGACCATGCGTACATCGTTGAGTTAGCAATGCCTAAGTAATAAGCAAGCCCGATATGCGAGGGAATAGCTGTACTGTAGGATTCTAAGTATTCCTTAGCTTTTGCCAATAGTTCTGGCGTGTACTTCGTTGGTCTGCTCATTTTAATGTTCCGTTATTTCAATTTCTTCAACATCTATTTCACTGTATTCATCAATCCAAACTACTGCCGCAGCGATTAATAAATCATCTTGTTCATTTAGAAGCCGACCATCGTTGACTTCTACTAAAGATTTTATGAGTAACGCAATAAGGTTTGCCCCTTGGTTAACTTCGTCTTGATGTATAGGTATCATGCAGCACCCTCTAGCTTTACTGTTAACTCTTTTGCTTTAGCTTTGTATTTAGCTTTAATCGCAATAATATCGTCACGCCTATAACGTCTTGGCTCTTGTGGCCCTTCTAATTCTTCAACAGCTTTAATGCCAATCTTGTTAATCAGATTAATGCGGTAATCAATGGCGTTACCTGATAAGTGATTATTACAGGGCGCACATTGGGCGTGGACGTTGTTCTCGTTGTATCGCAATTCTGCTGCTGCCCCTACCGATCTGTAATGCCCTGCGTGAATCTGGCCTGTGTGGTGTCGTTGACAGCTTATACAGGGCTTTCCTTTGTCTCTTAGTCTGATGTACTTATTAAATTCTGGCTGCGCTTCTTTGTGTAGCTCACCAAGGCTCTTTAAAGCCTGCTTACGGGCCTTTATGTTTTTCTTAGCTAATTGTGTGGCTTTTGCTCTAATCTTGCTCACACTGGCTATAGCTTTGGCCTGCTGATGTTCTAAGGCGTGTTCTTTGCTACAGTAAAAGCCTAGCGGTACTGTTACACCTACTTCCACCAGAGCAAAGGCTTTGCAATGTCTACAACGCTTTTTAGTGTTAGCCATTATTGTCTTTACTCGGAAACGGCACATGAACACCAAACTTGTCAGACAGGTGGCGATTGATTACATCGTATACTGCACTGACTTCATGGCTTTCTAATTTGATCGTTGAGTTTTTGCCTAACTGTGCGTCTTGAACGGGTCGCCAGATATGCTCTTTGACTGTTACTTTTGTCCACGGAATATCTACGCCCTGCTTTAGCGTTTTAACCATATCCAAGCCACGACCATTTAGTTCAGCAGCCAATAGATCACAGTATTTGTGAAGTGAGCTATTCTGTGTCGTTGTTCTCGACTTGCCTGTTGTCCACTTAACCTGTACATATTTTTTATCGGCATACAGTTCACGCAAATGTTTAATTAAGTTCTCAAGACTTGGGTCTGAGTTAACTGTCCAATCGTTACCTGTCATATTGCATCAGCCCATTTGCTCATTGGCAATCGTGATAAGCGCAAACTCAAGCGCAAATCCCACGCGCATTTCTTTTCATGCAACGGGCTGAATTTATAAGCAGGGTTATCAATCAACAAATACTCGTTTAATGGGTATCGGTTGCGCTGGCACTTCATTATCAATGTCACATGATAAAGTGGCATATCATATTTTTTGGCAATTTCTGCTGACAACATGCCAGCGTTTTTGCGCTTAACTATTGACTGACACTGCTCTAAGGTTAAACTCATGCGACTTTCAATAGGCCACGTTTAACTTTATGTGTGGTGTCATTGCCAGCCTCAATAATGCTGTTTTTATCAAGCAATTCACGAACACGACCCGTTACCCGATTAATCTCCCAACCTAAATTTGCAGCAATGTCTTGACGAGTAATTGGCTGGCTTTCTCTAATCACCCTCAACACCTCAATACATGCCTGACCAGTAACGGGGGCAATTGATGCTAAAGCGGCTCTGCTATTTGAATGAATCATGCGACTTTCCTTTGCTTGTTATATTTGGCCCTTGCACTGGGATTAAGTTGTGATTTGATAATGTGAGTTAAGCCTCCACTTTCGCCCCACTTCGCTTTATGAACTGGGCCTTTGTAACTAGGTAACAATTCTTTGTAATCGCTTTTTAATTTTGGCTTTGCTAAATAATCTTTCATGCAAACAATCCTTTTAATGCTGCCGCTTGTTGTGTTCCGTAATCGCGTTCTTCATCGGTTAACTGCTTGGTAATCATTAAGGGGGCTGACCTTGCTTGTATCGCTTGTTGATTAGAAATCATGTTTTGTTCTTCACCGCCTCTGGCTCTGCCTAAACACATATTTCTAAAGTCGGTGGCTGATGGAGGCCATGATTCTGTCCAATCTTGTAGCGCATCAATGCCAGCTTTAAATTGCTTGCCGTTCAAGTCCTCAAGAAAAGAAGTCCAACTGCCGTTATCAGAAAAATCATGGCTGCTAGTCCACTTGTGACCAAATAGGTCAGTCATTACTTCCCATAGGCGGTCAATTAATCGTTCGCTCAGGTCTTGATCTATTCGCTTCTCGTTCTGCGTTTTCTGCTCTGACCCTTGCAGGGGCTGAGTTATTAGCTGGTTTATTGACTGCATACTGACCTCCAATAAAATTATTGTTTTCATTACTAGGCTTTTGCTTTAACCACTCAGCCTTTAGTCTTGTCCAAGTGGTAGTTGAAAACTCATTCAAAACATCTTCAACAGTAAATCCGCGACTAATGGCTAAACTAATCTGATTGATTAATGTGTTTGCAATCCTTTGAGTCATATCGGGAGCTTTCATTTTTCTAGCTTTATGATTGGCAATTCTTATTTCGCATAAATCTTTAAATTCATCATCAGATAAATAATGATGATTAATATCTGATGTAGTCTCTGATGTAGTCTCTGTAGTCTCTGGTATTGGTGGGGTCATAATGACCTTATGTGAAAGGGTCAAATTGGCATCAACATCAGAACAATGTGACACCACCTTTGGCTCAATTTGATCTAATGGTTGATCTTGTTGACTGTCATTGATTATTGGTGAGACTTGGTGAGACTTGGTGATACCTAAACAAACAGGGTGGGAGTAGTTAATCGTGTACCAAACAGTCCGATCCATTTTCATTTTGTTGTAGTTACCCGTAAAGATAACGCCTTGAGATTTTAAACTGATAATCACACGCTTTAGAGTGGCTTTAGACCAGAAAGGAAATTGCTCTAACCAAGAGTCATGCGTGTTGTAAATCCAATTCTTGCCGTCATAAAACTTGTCAGACTTCTCGACCCAGTAATGGATTTGTTGAGCCAAAATAGCCTCGTTCAAGCCAATCTTTGCCGCTAGCTTTGGCATTATCAATAAAGGCTGTTCAGAAATTAATAAACTCATAAATATCCTAAATCATCTAAATCATCTAAATATGTCTTTCAAAAACGCTATGCCATAACTTGTATTCATTGCGTTTCTCATTACGGAGTTGATTCATGGCAGCACGAATGTATCCAGCCACATCAGTACCCTCTTTACTGGCAGCAGCTTTAACAAATTCATACAAATCATCATCTAAAGTTGATGCCACTGTGTTTGAAAGTTTTTCGGTCATGCCACCGCCTCTGACTTATCAGCTTGATTTATTTGATTCAACAAATAGTGCATTTGATGAAGTCTTGTTGCTGGAACAAAATCACCCCAGTGACAGATTGCACTATGCGTAACTCCAATAGCCTCGCCTATTTTGGTTTTAGTCCCAAATGCGTCTATTAGATCAGTAATTGGTATTTCTGGAAGTTCTTTCATTTCTCAATGTTAGTATACTCACAACGTAAATGTCAACCTTCTGTCTAAAATTAATAGAAAACTGTCAATCAAAATGACACCAACCTCACACATTTAGATTGTAAGATTACTTGCGACATTTAATATAAATTTTAAGGTTACAAAAAATGAATTTAGGCGAGCGAGTAAAGAAATTGCGTAAAGATCAAGGTTGGTCACAACAAGATTTTGCTAATCGAACCTCAATATCAAGAGCAAGAGTTGCTCAACTAGAAACTGATCCGACCGCAGAAGTTAAAGCGGCAGGGTTAGTGTCCATTGCTAAGGCTTTTGGATGCACCATAGAGCAATTATTATCAAATAATGCGCTCGAATCGAGGGGGGGATTAAAGCTGAATCCGATCACTCGGAAGGCCCCCGTGGTAAGCTGGAATTCCCTACCAGCCATAATAGAGGGAAAATTTATGCTAGAAAGTGAGCACTGGGTAGGATGCCCATACGACCTATCGGAGAATTCTTTTGCGCTTGAAGTGCAAGATGAAGTAATGACTGCCAGTAACGGCAGATCGTATCCGCTAGGTGTTTTAATTTTTGTTGACCCAGACAAAACGCCAGTAAGTGGAGATCGCATTGTTGCGATAGATACTGAAAATTTAAGTTCTGTTTTTCGGGAATACGTTATAACAGGTGGTGTTGAACATTTAAAACCTTTGAATGATCGCTATCCTATAAAAGAGTTTTCATTATCAACTAAGATCATAGGAACTGTAGTTGGTTCTTATCAATCAGAGGGATAAAATGTTAGTTTGTAATTTACATAATAATCGAAGCCGAAAGTTGGCGTGGATGCAAGAAGATCAATGGCAATGGTTTATTATCCATACCGATCCGTACGCAAACACTAAGCCTGTTTTTGGTACTAGAGAACCCATGTTTAAGAATATGGCAACAAACTTTGGAAAAAATAATAACGAGCAGTGTCCTCAAGGCCCACCTAGTAAATAATTTAACCATTATTAATACCCTCTAAAATATCAGTAAAATTACCTAAAAATTCATTAAAAAACTAACATTTTAAATGTTTTTCCGAAAAAGCTGTACTTTTGATTGTGAGTTAGCTAACATAACCACAGACATAAAGCTGACTAAGGAAATTTAAGATGAACTCAATCAACCACTGTCATGTAACGGCCCAAATTAACGCCTACACCGATGAACCCAACGATGCACCCTTAGATGGTGTGTTTGATGATTGCTCCCCTCTCAAAGACATTTACGCAGCCTTGATGTTCAAGCGTGAAGTTACCTTCCAAGCTGCTTGGCATTTTGAGCCAACAACCTATACAGCCTTTGACATTCTATTAGATCGCATTAACGAGAACGCTGACACAACAGACCTAGCCGCCAGCATATTTGCAGCAGCTTTGTTTAACGAGAATAAAGGTGAGGCAGCAACAGACCTTGCTCAAGATTGTGACTTTAAAACTTGGGTGTTTGATTTCTTCAAATACCTACAAAACTCAAAGCCAGCACCATTCACCAAGCCCAACTTAGAATTTTTAAACTTGCGAGGTGCGTAATGAACATTTCAAAAGAAACGCTAATCATCAACACGCTAGGTTGTTTAATTTGGGTTGTTTGTTGCGTCTGGTGGACGCTAGGCATGACCGCATGAGCCGCGCATCAATGAATGTTTGGCTGTTTGTTTTAATAATAATAATGACGGGGATAGAAATATGAATGTTGATATTTATTTAGAGGCTTTGAGCGACTTTCACAAATTGTGGGAATACCAAAACCCGTATTGTAAAAACCTAAACGCTGAAAAGCACTTGGCTTACAAAGAAGCTGCATTAAAAATTGTTGATGAAATAAAAAGAGGTGATGTATGAATCAAAGTGAATCAATTAAAGAACTGGCTACGGCATTGTGCCTAGCCCAAGCCGCAATGGGCGGTGCTGTTAAAGATAGTAAAAACCCGTTTTTTAAGTCTAGCTACGCTGATCTGACAAGCGTTATTAAAGTGGTTAAAGAGCCATTTGCTGATAACGGATTGTCTTTTGTACAGCTACCTGTATCGGGTGAAACATACGTTGGCGTAACAACCATGCTGATGCACACATCGGGTGAATGGTTACAAAGCGAGTATATGTTGCCTATGACTAAACGCGACCCACAGGCGGCTGGTAGCGCGATCACATACGCTAGACGTTACGCATTGCAGTCACTTGCTGGTATTCCAAGCGTTGATGATGATGGTGAGTTGGGTATGTTTAGAGGTGGAACGCCAGCTAACACAGAACCAGATATGTCTTTAGAGGGCATAGCAAGCCAGCCAGCCAGCACAGAACCAAATATGTCAAAAGAAGAGGCCAATATAGTCTACAACGATCTAGCTACAAAGCACTCTAAGACTATTGAATGTGTAAAGGCTGGCATTGAGTCAGGCGAGATTACAGCAGCAGCAGAAGCTTGGTTTGAGCTTACAGAGGACGATCAAATGGGGTTGTGGAAAGCCTATTCAAAAGGTGGAGTATTCACAACAGAAGAACAAAAGTTAATTAGAACCACTGAATTTAAAGAGGCCTATTTTGGCAAAGGAGAAGCAGCATGAGTCAGTACTCAAACAAGGGCGGTATTTGGAAAAACGATAAGCGTGAAAGTGATACACACCCACACTTCAAAGGAAATGCAGAAGTGGGTGGCATTGACTATTGGGTTAGCGGTTGGCTACGCAACAAGGACGGCAACCCTAATGCGCCAGCAATGAAGTTTAGTTTTACACCTAAAGAAACGCAGGCACACCGACAGCCACCGCAACAGTCAACACAAATGGCGCAGGCTAAAGAAGCGGTCATGGCTGGTATGGATAAAGGGCCAGATAATTTTGACGATGATATTCCGTTTTAGAGGTTAAATAATAACTAAAAAAAGGAAAAAGATATGGGGTATACCAACTATTTTAGAACTGACCGCGAATTTACATCATCTGAGTGGAATGTCATTACTAATATGGCTAAACACGTTATTTCAGTATCAGGGATTATTATTCGTAATGCGGCTGGTAAAGAAAAACCTACAATTAATAACGATGAAATTTCTATTAATGGCTGCGCTTACTTAGGAGAAGATAGCGAAAGTTTTGTTTTTACTCGCATACCATGTGACAAGTTTTGCAAAACAAACCGAAAGCCGTATGACGATGTATGTATGGCAATTCTTCAATTTATAGAAATGACACATCGAGATTCAATCAAAATAAGTTCTGATGGTGATTGGGAACCTTTTTGGCGTGACCCTTCTTTGCGACTATTAGCAGCCGCATCAATGCACGTTATTCAAGATTTAGAACCTATATTTATGTATAGCGGAGAACCAAAATGAGCAAAGTTGGAAAAATGTGCAGCGTTCATTCAATGCTAAAAGCACCTAAAGTTAACAAACGTCATGCCTCTTGGAACAAATTAAATGCAGAGCATACCGCCTTAAAAAAGCAGTATGACCGACTTAGCGAGTTGTACGACAAAATGGACGATGAACTTGTGAAATTAAGGGGGAATTATGGATTACATGATTAAGAAAGTGGACGGGGTGGGCTACTTGCCCATCGTTTTAGATGAATTTAGCAATGAGATTTATCGAGGTGAGTACCACCAAAAGGCCCATGATGCTATTGACGCTGCTCTTTCGTATGTAGATGAACACTATTGTTCTGACTGCAATATGCCAGTAAAGCATGAAGATTTTACTTGGAATCACCCAGAGGCATTGCGTGACGATCAAATGTACCAAGCAAGGTAGTTTTAAAGAAAACAAAAATTAATTTTATAGGATGTTATCAATGAAAGCTAAAAATCAAAATCAAGCATGGTCGCCAGAAGATATACATTTGGTTATGACCAGCACTTTAAAAATGTCAAAGGTTGCTAAAAAGTTGAACCGAACTGCTCACGCTTGTTCAATGAAAAAATACAGCTTAAACAAAAAAATGGCAGCAGAGAAATTGGCAGTAAAAACAGTTCGTAAGCGCAAAACAACCATTGGTTCTGCTATGCCAGTTCTGGCTAAACCTGTATTGAAATCTTACAGCTACGAGGGGCGGCACAATATCATTACTGTTAATAAGTTGGGCTGGCTTACTCGCATATTACTTGGAGTTAAAGAGGCCGCTTAATGACTTATAAAGTGCAAGTGCAAGTGCCAGTGCCTATAACAATGCAGTCTGATGAAGATTTGCTGAACGAGTTAAATAGGCGTGGCAAGCTGGTTAAGTGGGTGCGTAAGGCTTTAAAAGAGCCTTGCAAGGCTGCACAAAGCGAGGAAAGGCTGCATGGCTGCAACTAATGACGTTACAGGCGATAAGCTAAAGAGCAGGGTTGCTAACGACAATTTTCGTAATAACTTTGACAGAATCTTTGGCAAGCCTGATGAAGATGTAAAAGAACACAAACCTAAAGATTGGGTAAAGCTAGGTTTAAGCCCAAGCACAATAATTGAAGAAATGGATTGCAGAAAATGAATGATTTAATAAGTGAAAGTGATCTTGAAAAAGTGACGGGATACAAGGCCCAAGC